GAAAATATCAAAGATTAGAACAAGTCGTTCCAAGTGAAGAAGGAATTAAATTACTTAAAGACATAATGGGTAAAAATGTTCAACCAAGAAAAGATTTCGTATTTAATAATATAGATTTTAGTACAATAGAAGTGTGAGGTAACAATAATGACTAATTATGAGAATGTAAAAAATACAAGTTTTGAAGAGATGCGTGATTATTGTTTCACTCAAAAGAGTTGTGAAGGTTGCCTTTTTTGTGTACCAGACACAGATGATGTTTGTGCAGTAATTTTTAAAAAGTGGCTTGAAGAAGAAGTAAGAGAGGTAGAAAATGGATAAAACAATAGATTTACAACAAATGGTAGCTGACAATTTCAAAATCTATGCAGGTATGGTTATCCAAAAGCGTGCCTTAGTAGATGCGAGAGATTGTTTAAAACCTTCTGCCCGCCAACTTATGTATGCGCAGTATATTGAAAAGATAGATTGGAAACACAAATATCAAAAAAGTGCTAAATCCATAGGCGCGGGAACTTCTCATTTTTATGTACATGGTGATAGTTCTGCATATGGTACTCTCATTCGCATGGGAAAACCTTTTGCAATGAGATATGCACTTGAAGATGTTAGCGGTAATGTAGGTACAATATGTGGCGATCCTGAGGCTGCGGCGCGTTATACAGAAATGAGATTAGCGCCTTTATGCGCAAATCTTTTTGAAAACATTGACAAGAATGGAATTGAAGTCTGGTATGATAATTATGATAATACAGAAAAATTTCCTTCAGTATTTCCTTCATTAGGATATTATAATATAGTTAATGGTACATTAGGAATTGGTGTTGCATTGGCTTCTTCTATTCCTCAATTCAATTTGAAAGAGGTTAATGCGGCTCTGGTGACACTTTTAAATAACCCTGATGCAAGTTTTGAGGAACTTTACTGCGCGCCTGACTTCGCTACTGGCGCAATCCTGATAAATGAAGAAGAAGTAAAAGAGAGTTTAAAGAACGGACATGGTAAAGCATGTAAATTAAGGGCTTGTATTGAGTATAATGAGAAAGAGAATTGTCTTATTGTTACCGAGATACCTTTTGGAGTAACAACTGGTAATATTTGTATACAAATTGCAAAAATGGTAAAAGAGAATCCTACTTGTGGTATTGATAAGTGTGTTGATAGAACAAAAAGAAGTCCAGAAATTAAGATTTTCTTAACTAAGCGCGCGAATGTGCAACAAGTAGTAAAGGAATTGTATGCAAATACAGACCTTCAGTCCCATTATAGTATTAATATGACAATGCTTGATAATGGAACAAGTCCTCGTGTATTTTCTTGGAAAGAAGCGTTGTCTGCGCACTTAACCCACGAAAAAGAAGTTCTTACTCGTTCTTTAGAGTATGATAAGCAGAAGTATAGTGATAGATTAAATATCGTTGAAGGACTTCTCATTGCTCTTGCTCGAATTGAGGAAGTTATTGCGGTTATTAAGAATTCTTTAGACGGCGCGAGCGCCAAGAAATCTCTTGTATCTAAATTTGGATTAAATGAAGAGCAAGCAAAAGCAATTCTTGATATTAAGTTGGTAAGATTAGCAAACCTTGAAACTGTAAAAGTTGAGAATGAGAAGAAAGACTTGATTAGCAAAATTGATGAAATCAATACGATTTTATCTTCTCCTCTTGAATTAAATAAAGTAATTGAAGAAAAATTAAATGAGGTTGCTAAGAAATATGGAGATGCGCGCAGAACGCAAGTAATGAATCTTAGTTTTGATGGGGAAGATGAAGAACCCATTGAAAAGAAAGAACTCATTGTCTATCTCTCAAATCGTGGTACACTTTACACAGAAGAAAAATCCACGCTTCTTGTCCAGAAACGCGGCGGTAAGGGCGCGCGCATCAAGATGGGAAAAGGAGAATATGTAATTGACTCTATTGCAGACATTAATACATCTGCGTGTTTAGCATTTTCTAATAAGGGTAAAGTGTACTCAGTTGCACTTTCAAAATTGCCTGAAAGTGGAAAGATAAATTGTAGTGAGATATTTGAACTTGGTACAGGAGAAGAGATAGTTCGTATCCTCGCTTTCAATAAGATGTCGCAATACAGTTCTATCTTGTTCACAACGAAGTGCGGCCTCGTCAAAAGATCGTCACTATCCGAATATAAATTCCGCAAGAGTAAAGGCATCATTGCCGTAAAACTTAAAGATGGAGATGAACTTGTCGGAATTCATTTTGCGAATAATGAGCCACTTGAATTCTTGACAAAAGAAGGAAAGTCTATTATAATAGATATAGAATCAGTAAATGCAACAGGAAGAGCAACTTCAGGAGTCTGCGGCATTAAATTAAATGACGAAGACGAAGTCGTTTGCACTCAACTCATTCCTGACAATACAAAGTATATATTTACTGTTTCTAAAAATGGTATTGCAAAGAAAATTCCGTATAGTGAATGTTCTCTTGCCAACCGCGCGACTAAGGGCGTGTATATGCAGAAATTAAAAGATGATGATGAGATGGCTTATTTTCTTCCTCTCTCAAATGAAGATAAAGAAATTACTCTCATTTCAAATCTTAATACAATAAAAATTTCTCTTTCTCAAATTGTTGAGACAAGTAGAATGGCGCAAGGCGTATCTGCAAAAACTATGGGAGATAGAGAAAAGATTATAAAGGTGATTGTATAATGGAAGTTTTATATCTAAAGAATGAAAATAAAATTGCACATTGGAAAATCACTCACATTACCGACCCTCCACAATTAGGAAAATATGGAACAATTGAAACAAAAACTCATGATACAATCGAATGTTCAAATTGTCATTGTGGTTGGATAGTTTCAAAATTTACATATAAAAGTTATCGTTATTGTCCCAATTGTGGCGCGAAAATGGAAGAAGAGATAGAAGAATATTTTAAAAGGTGATTATATGAGTGAAGAAAATAAAGTAATAAATGTAGATTTTGAGGAGACTGCGGCCGCAGACGAGGTAGAAGTACTGCGCCGTAACCAATTCCAAAATAAATTCATCACAGATAGAAAAGATACTTTTGTTTCTATTTGTAACAAAGTTCTTGACTACTGCTATGATGCAAAAGATAGAAACGAAATAAAATCGGAGCTTTCTTCAGAGGCTCTCGATAATATCGATTCTATTTTAGAAGATCTTGAATCCATTCGCAAGAAAATTCAAATCGAGGCTCTTCTCGCAGACGAAGAAATTACTCGCATTATTCTTTGTTGTCAACTTCTCGCAAGAGAATTTATGACTAATGCAGAAAACTATATCCAAGGTGCAAATTCTTTGAACGGATATATCGAATTCTTGTTAGAAAAAAATTTGACTTCTGAAGAATAATGTGATATAATTTAATTACAATAAAAAAAAATAGCAGATGATAAGTCGGCTATGAAAAATAATAATATTATCAAAAGGAGGATGTAAGTAATGGCAGACATTAAGAAGACACTTACAGAGAAACAAGCACTTATTCACAAATTTTTGAAGGACACAGACGGCGAAAAGTTCACCGCTTATCAGATTGCTGATGCCACAGAAATTGAAAGAAAATCTATCAATGTTCTTGTTAACGGCATGGTTACAAAAGGTTATTGTGTTCGTGAAGAAGGCACAACAGTAGACGAAGAAGGCAAGGAAACTGCTGTTAAATTTGTAGTTCTTACTGACGAAGGTCGTAACTATGATGAAGCTGCAGCTGTTGCTCATGATGAGGCACTTGCTGCTGCAAGAAAAGAAGCTGAAAAGGCTAAGAGAGCCGCTAAGAAGGCTGCAAAGGAAGCTGCTGCTGAATAATTTCAACAGATAGTTTAAATGAGGGGATTCGTCCCCTCATTCTTTTACCTAAAATGAAGATTAAGGAGTGAAATTAAAAATGGGTATTAAAAATTGGACAGATGGCGCACTGAATGAAGTTACAATGGATGGAATTTTAAACGAAGTTAATCTTCAGTCTAACACAGATAAAAGTGGCCGCCCCGTAATTTATGGAGATTATGTTATTAAGACAACAAACCATATTGGTGATAAAGAATTTGTTGCCGAAGTTCCGATTAGAGTTTATCAATCACAGTTAACTTCAACTGGTAAGCCTAATCCCGCATATGACACTGCATCAAAAATTATGAAGGAATTTACATCTGTTGCGGCAGGCGGAGAAGAAAATGCAGATTATATTCGCATTAGTTCTTCAGGTAAACTTTCAGAAAATACTTTTATTTCAAAGACAACAGGTCAACTTGTTAGCACACCTGTTATTAGAGCAAGTTTTGCCAATAAAATTAAGAAGTCTGATGCTCAAGACGGCGCAAGATTTAAGACAATTATTGTTATAGGTAAAATTACACCTGAACTTTCAAGAGATGGTGTTGAAACTGGTCGTCTTATTATAAAAGGTATTCTTCCTGTTTGGGGCGGTAAGGTTGAACTTATTGACTATATTGTCGAGAATCCTAATGTCGCAAAGCACATTGAAGGTAATTGGCAGGAAGGCGATACAGTTATGATTGGTGGTTATATTAACTTTGTTTCAAAGACAATTGAAACAGAAGAACCTAGTGGTTTTGGTGAACCTATCGTAACTCGTAGAACTATCTCTGTTAAGGAACTCATCATTACTGGTGGTCATGATGCTCCTCTTACAGAAGAAGAAGGCGCCTATGATAATGAAGCAATTGGAGTTGCTTTAAATGAGAGAAAGGCTAGAATGGATGAAAAGGTGAAGGCTGCGGCTCAGGCTGCGACTACATCTAAGCCAGCTTCTAATGGATTTGGATTTTAATAGGAGGTCGATTAAATGATTGACCTTTTAAACTTAGAGCCTACTAGAATTAGTAGGAATTTAAGAGGTAAGTATATGTTGTTTTACGGCTTACCAAAAGTCGGTAAAACAACTTTACTATCCAAATTTCCTAAATCTCTTATTCTTGAATTTGAGACAGGTACAAATGCTCTTAATAATGCTTATGTGCAACCTATTCAAAAGTGGACAGATGCAAAAGCAGTCTTAAGAGACCTTCGTAAAGATGACGTTAAAGAAAAATTTTACACGGTTTGTGTAGATACTGCAGATGTAGCTTGGTCGCTTTGTGAAAAATATATATGTCAGCAAAATCAAGTTCAAAACTTGGGAGACATTCCTTGGGGCAAAGGATATGCACTTTGTAAACAAGAATATGAAGATTTCTTCCGTGAAATAGCGATGCTAGGTTATGGTGTTATCTTTACTTCTCATAGTGCAGAAAAAAATATGAAGGACGAAAAGGGAAATGATTACATTTCTCTTGCGCCCGCCCTACCACAAAGACCATATGATATAGTTAATAAAATGGTGGATATTATTGGTTATATCCGTAGCATTAAAAACTATGATACAGGTGAGCAGAAAACTTTCTTATTTTTACGTGGAGACGATAGATTTGTAGCTGGTTCAAGATTTAAATATATTGAACCTCGTATTGAATTTAGTTATGAAGCACTTTCAAATGCGATTTATAATGCAGTTGACCAACAAGTCCAAGCAGATGGAACTGGTGCAGCGAGTGAAGAATATAATTCATTTTATAATACTTCAGAAGGACGTACTTTTGAACAGATTAAAGATGAAGCAATTCAACTTTGGGACGATTTAGTTGTAAAACCTCAAAGTGAAGAAATGGCGCAGAAAATTTCTTTCATTATAGAAAAGATTTTCGGTAAGAAAATGAAGCTTAGTGAGATAACTGAATCTCAAAAAGATTTGTTTGAGTTAGTTGTTTCTGAAATGAGGGAATTACAGAAATAAAAAGAAAATAAGGAGAGAATGTAATATTCTCTCCTTGTTCTTCTATAGGAGTGATTAAATGTATCTTGTAGATACAAATGTATTATTAGAATATCCATCAGTTTTAAGAACTTATCAAGGTGAAATTAAAGTTACTTTATCAGTTGTAAAAGAATTAGATGAATTAAAGCGTAGTTTAAATGCGGAGACAGCATACAATGCGCGCCGAGCCATACACAAATTAAAGAGAGACGAAACAGTTAATTACTGTCCGGAGGTAATTAAAAAAATAGTTGACGATGATTTGTTGGCGATAGCACAGAAAGAAGGAGATATTTTAATAACTAATGATTTAAATATTCACATTAAAGGAAAGGCATTAGGAGTAGAGTGTATTTTTTATGATAAAGTCGAAACTAATTATACTGGTGTGAGATATTTAGAAGTTGAATGTGATGAGAATATTTATAATGAAGAATTAGATACTATCTTACAGGGAAGAGAACCTCTTGAAGGAATGAAGGAAAATGAGTTTTTAATTATTACTGATAAAAACAGTGGAGATTTTATGTCTACTATGAAAGTTAAAAATGGAAAACTTGAATTAATAAAAGAAACTCAGATAAAAAATAGATTTATAAATGCTATCTTTCCTCGTAATCAAGAGCAATCGTGTCTGTTTGATTTATTATGGGATAAAGATATTAGTATTATCCTTGCTACTGGAGAATTTGGGACAGGTAAAAGTTTTATTTTAACTAATTTTGCATTTCATCAGTTAGACAAAGGATATATTAATAAAATAGTATATGTTCCCAATAATTCTATTGTTGATAATTCAAGAGAATTAGGTATTTTACCAGGTGATACAGTAGATAAAGAATTGATATATATGGGTCCTCTTCTTGATCTTATTGGACCAGAATATTCTAGAACATATATTAATCAAGGCAAGGTAGAAGTCGTACCTCTTTCAGTTATGCGCGGACGCAGTTTCGAGAACTCAATCGTCATTGTCAATGAGGCTCAAAATTTAACTACCGAGCATGTGAAATTGCTTGTTGCTAGGTGCGGCGAGGGCACACGAATTTTCTTTGATGGAGATATAAAACAAACAGACAATCTTATTTTTAAAAATAAGAATGGACTAAAACTCCTTCTTCATCTCGCAGATAGCGAAGAATTCGCACCCATTTTTGGTACTGTGCGTCTTAACTCTATTGAGAGAAGTAAAACCGCACAGGCGAGTGCATACTTAGATAATCTCTTAATTTGACAAAAATTCAAAAATGTGATATAATATAAGTATAAACTAAAAAGAAGGTGAAAAAATGGGTAGACCTTGTACTTGTCCTATCTGTCATAAGGTAATTCCGAATTCAGAAGAGTCCGTTCCTTATAAAAATAAACATTATCATCCAGAGTGTTATCAAGAACAAAAAGTAAAAGATGATTTGTATGAGTATATTTGTAGATTATTTACTTTTAAGGCGCCAGGCCCAAGAATATATTCTCAAATATCAAAGTACATTAATCAAGGTTATACTTATAAAGGAATTTATCAAGCATTAGCATATTTTTATGAGATAAAGCATGGAGACATAAAAAAAGCAAATGAAGGTATAGGTATAGTGCCTTATGTTTATAATGAGGCACAACATTATTATGCCGAAAAACAAAATCAACAAGTGGAATTAGCAAAGAAAATTGGAGAATCAGTAGCAACAACAAATGTAACAAAAATCATAAAACAAAAACCAAAAGAAAAAAAGAAATTGAGTTATGATATAGAAGACTTTTAATAAAAAGGAGTGATTAAGTGGAAAACAGAAATGTTGTTATGCAACTTTTTGGTTGTTTAATGAAGAATCCACTTCTTTTAGGTGAAGTCAACTCTTATAATTTAACTCCAGACGATTTTGAAAAGCGATTAGACAAACAGATTTTTGCAGGTATATATAATCTATTCCTTGGCGGCGCGGAACGAATAACTGTCGCAGATATAGATAATTATTTTAAAGGTCATAAGGCAATTTATGATAGTTTTGTAAAAGCAAATGGAATAGAATATTTGCAAGATGCGGAAGAATTAAGCGTAAGTGAGAATTTTCCTTATTATTATTCGACTTTAAAGAAATATAATGCAGTAAAAGATTTGAAGAAAGCTGGTTTTGATACTTCAAGTTTTTATCCTGAAAATGTATTAGACGAGAATTATGAGAAGAAGATGGGCAGATTTGATGCAATGACTGTCCAAAATATCTTTGATGAAGTTCGACAAAAGTTGATAGAAGTAGAGGGAAAATACGGTGCGGGAACTAACACGAAAACTTCAACTGCAGTTGAAGGCTTAGGAGAATTGTTGGAGTCATTAAAGAGTACTCCCGATATCGGCGCCGCACTTCAAGGTTCTCATTTTAATACAGTAGTTAGAGGCGCGAGAAAAGGTGCGTTTTATCTGCAATCCTCTGGCACTGGTGTAGGTAAGACAAGAGGTATGGTAGGAGATGCGTGTTATTTAGCATATCCTGTAATATATGATTGGTCGGTATCAGAATGGATAAGTAGTGGTTCTACAGAAAAAGTTTTATATGTAGGAACAGAACAGACAATTAGTGAAATCCAAACTCTTATTCTTTCGTACTTATCTGGTATTAATGAAGAAAAAATAATTAGCAATAGGCTAACTAACATAGAACAACAAGTATTAGAACAAGCAATAGATGTAATGACGCGATTTGAAGATAACTTTACGATTGTGCAATTGCCAGATCCTACAATCCAATTAGTAAAAGGTATAATTAGAAAAGAAGTTCTATTAAAAGATATAGAATATGTATTTTATGATTATATCTTTTCTAGTCCAGGATTATTAGGTGAATTTAGAGATTTAAGAATAAGAGAAGATGTTGTACTTGGAATGTTATCGACAGCATTGAAGGATATTTGTGTAGAGTTGCAAGTATTTTTAAAGAGTGCAACGCAAGTAAACGGCGACCTAATGGATATAAAAGGTATCCGTGACCAAAGATGTATTAGAGGTTCAAAGGCAATAGCAGATAAAATAGATTGCGGCGTTGTTACAGCGAGAGTGACAAAAGAAGAGTTGATCACTTTAGGTAGATTAGGACAAGATAGTGGACTTATTCCTACTCAGGTAACAGATGTATATAAATTAAGACGTGGAAGATATAATAATGTAAGAATATGGAGTTCATTTGACTTGGGTACTTGTAGAAAGAAAGATTTATTTATAACTGATGAGGATTTTAAGCCAATTGAAGGATTTGTTCCTGTTGAATTGAATTTTACAAGTATGGAAATTGGTGAAATTGATGAAATTGTGAGAATGTTAAATGAAGGAATAATGATTTCTTCTATAGGTGAGGCCGCAATAAATATAGAGGATTTACAAGTTGATAATCCAAAGAAATGGGAATTTTAAATGATAGATTTACAAGAATTATTAAATAGTTTTACAGAAGAAGATATTATTGAAATAATGCAAGAATTGGGTGCAGACAGATATGTGGTGCGCCCCGAAGCAATTATATTCCCAACTATTTGTCATAATGAGGATGCGGCAGAAGCAAGTTTGAAATTATATTATTATAAAGATTCAAAACTTTTTCACTGTTACACAGATTGTTCAAGTAGTTTTAATCTTATTAATCTTATACAAAAAGTTTGGGAATTAAGAGGATTAAATTTTGTTCAAACTCATAAAGAAAAGAAAAAAGATAATGATTTTTGTTTCTTTGATATTGTAAAGTTTCTTTTAGAAAAAGGTAAAGGAGATTTTTCAAATAAAAAGAATAATGAAGTTTATAGAAGTGATAGAGATAGGTTAAAAAGAAAAGAAAGACTTATCACCCTTCCTACATATCCTGAAAGTGTGTTGGATATTTTTGAAAAAAGTTATCCTACTGAATGGATAGAAGAAGGAATTAGTGCGGCGGCACTATCTGAGTATCATATCCTTTATTCTGTTAGAAGAAACAAAATCATTATACCCCATTATGATGTAAACTCAAATCTTGTAGGTATTCGCGGGCGCGCATTAAACAAAGATGAAGTAGAAGAATTTGG